GCCGAGCGCCGCCGCGCCGCGCGCGCGCGCGGCCAGACCGACGCCCAGCACGAGCCAGCCGCCGCGCGATTGCGCCAGCCCGAGGCCGGGCAGCATCACCGCCATATAAAACCAGTTGCGCGGTCGGGCGACCGCGATCATCACTAGCGCGATCATTGCGGCCTGTACCGCCGGACTATAGAACAACCCGGCTGGGTGCAGATAAAACGGCGGCAGCCACGGCAGCGCGAGGGCCTGTCCGACTGATACCACGGACGAAATGCCGGCCGTGGCCGTCAGCACGGCCCACAACGGATCAAGCGATTCGCTGCGCCGGCCATACTGGAACGCCAGCCCGATCAGCGCGATCTGCCACAGCGCCATTTCCGAGGGGATGCCGGCGGTGAGGCCGATGGCCAGGACCGCTCCGACCGCGAACATCAGGCGTGCGCCGCCGCGCGGCCTTTGCCGTTCGGCCTGGCGCCGGGTTCAGGCAGCCCCATCTGCGCGCGTTTGGCCTGTGCTTCCGCCTTCATCTTGTTGCGGGCCCTCAGCGCGTGAATCAGGTTGTCGCGGTCCGGCGGGTTGAGCAGCCGCAGCAAACCCTCCTGGTCGATCGACTGCGACTTGAACAGGAATGCCGCCATCTCCTTGGTGTCGTCGGCGAACAGCGGCGAATGCGAATGGCCGGCAACGCGCAGCGCGTAATCCGGGCCGAGGTTGGCGTAATAGAACGGATCGCCCTGCTTGCCATCTTCCTTGGGATCGGGAATGATTTCCTCGGCATCGTTGCGCATCTTCAGTTTCAGGTTGAGGTTGCCGAACCGCACCAGCGGGCTTTCCAGCCGGATCGCCGCCTTCTTGATTCGGCCAGAGCCGGTGGTCGACAGCTGCTTGGCGTGGTCCTTGGATCTCACCCCGGCGGTCCCCTTGCCCTGCAGCACTTCGGTGAGGCCGGAGGCCTCGATGAACAATTGCCCGATCGACATGTAGTCGGCGAAGATGTCCGTCGGCATCTGCGGGTAAAGTTCCTTGATCGAGGCCTGCGGCAACTGGTCCAGCACCCAGGAATCGGCGCCGCCGAACGCGTCCATCTTCTCGTCCGAAAGCCCCATGAAGCCGGATCCGACCCGCGGCGGATAGGCCTGCCGCTCCAGGATGTCGTGAATCTGTTCCAGCCGTTCGTTCGACCATTCCTGCAGCGGAATCAGCGATTCGATATGGGCCTTGCCCCAGAAATATTCGTAGATGTTGTAGGGGCGCACCAGCGTGAACGGGTGCTCGCGCGGGAAGAACGGGTTGCACTGGGTGTTGTAGAACGGTTCCTGTTGCTCGCGCTGGGCCTTGAACTGGCCGGCGCGTTTGAGCGCGTCGATGGTGCGCTTGGAATCGCCGATCACGATGCCGGGCGACACCACGAAAAACAGCCGGTAGTCCTCGCATTCATCGTCCCAGATCGTGACCTCATGGAATTCCACCAGCGGGCGGTCGACCTTGGCATGATAGCTGGCGCGGGCCGAATAGGTCGGGTTGACCGAGCCCGACACGGTGCCGCCGAGATTCTCGCCGCCGGTGGCCGAAATGATCATCCGAGTCAGCAGTTCCGGGAATGGCGACTCGAACGGCGTGTTGACCACCACCAGGTCCGGGATTCGGTGCGCCAGGCCGGCGCGGGTCAGGCGCTGGCAGGCGTTGTCGTAGTCGATGTGGTAGACGTGGGTAAAGGCGGGCTGGCTTTCCAGCTCGGTGAGCTCTTCGGAGAACACCCCGAACTGCCAAGGCAGGATGATCTTGCAGGTGGGGTCATCGTTGACGTCGGACCAGCCACTTTTGAGGATGATCGAATCGTAGACCAGCGAGCCCAGGATGGCGTCGCCGAAGAAATCGAACATGCCGGCGTCGCGGAAGTCGTTGTTGAAGGTATCCTGCACCGCCATATATTGCTTGACCACGACGTCGGGCGAGTTCAGCGGGGCCGACAGCGAGAACTGGGCGTGGTCCTGCGAATACAGGAACGAGGCCACCAGATCGAGGTGCGATTCGATCCGGTTGTAGATCACGTCGTCCGGATCGGTGCCGCCATAGAGGAAGAACTGCTGGCGGCGGTCGTAGAGGTCCTTGCGGTCCTTCTTGGAATTCATGCAGACATCGATCACCCACTGCACGAACTGGTCCTTGCGGTGCGGCTCGCGCGCGGTGTTCTCGGGGATGATCACGGCTTGTGCGCGGCTTCAACCGCGGTGTTGGAGCGGATCGAGGGATAGGCGGCGTTCGGCGACAGCGCGGTGCCGGGCATCGCCTTGACCTTGTAGTCGATCTTGTTGGCGGCCGGCACGCATTGCGCGCCGAGCGTGGGATCGACCGCGGCGGCAAAGCCGCCAGCGAAACGATGGACGTTGCCGGGATTGGCGGCCGGGACGGGCGGCAACCTCACCTGCTTTGCCGCCCGGCCGCGCTCCGCCGAATTCATGTCATCCAGTTTGAAGATGTCGGCCAGCGCCCGCAGTTCGGCATCGCCGGCCTTGGCGGCCGATCCGATGTGACCGCCGTTCGGGCGCCACGACACCCGCACGCATTGGCATTTCGGACATTCCGGATTGGGTTCGTAGGAATCGAACCAGGCGCCGCAGCGCGCATTTTCGCAAATCCAGGACCGGATGATCGACATGGCGGGGGAAGATAGAGGGGCTTTGTGGGTTTGTCTATTGCGGCAGCGCGATGTTGGCGCGCTTCAGGTATCCCATGATGACCCGATCGAGCGGCGGGGTGCCGCCCTTGGCCTCAATCTCGGCGGACCGCGCCATGGTCAGGCCGATGGCCTTGACCTTGGGCTGGATCCAGGTGTTCCAGGCCTGATAGGCCAGCGCCGCCGCCATCACCCGGTCATCCTTGGCGCGGCCCTCGGCGCCGATGTGGCCGCCGTCGTTGACGATGCGGCGCATTTCGTCGCACAGCGGCATCGAGCGCACCGTGACGCGCTTCAATTCGATGCCGTTCTTGAACTGGTTCATGGCGCGGCGCTTGAGGTCCTCGGTGGTCTTCCACTGGTAGAGCAGTTCACCGCCGCCGGGATTATCCATCCGCTTGTAGAAATAATGCCGCATGTTGGAGAGGATGTTTCGGATATGGTAGTTCTCGTCGTGCGGGCGGATTTCGGAGGCGAACTTGCGCACCTTTTCCAGCTCGTCGAACACCGCCTGTCCCGGGCCGTTCATCTCGAGGATCGGCATCAGGAAGGTGACGCCGTAGTATCCGGCCAGATGTGCAAGTACCCATGCACATTGATAGGTGGATGGTTGGGGCGAACAATACTCAGCGACTTGAACCATACCGTCTGCGTAGCACCGCCAGATGCTAATGACGCTTCGATCTGCCTCATCTGAAGATCCGTAAGCGGGATCGCACCCGAGGGCGTAATAACCGAAACGGCTGGCGTCTTCGTAGATTCTGAGTTCGGCCCGGACATCTCGCACCTGCCTGATTTCGGTTTCCTCGAATTTCATGCCGAGCTTGTAGCGGAAGGTCTGGAACGCCGACTTCTTCGCCACCCGCATGCACTCGGTCATGGCGTCGACGGTGAAGAACTTCGATCCGGTCGCGACGAACGAGTCTGATTCGGTCCAAGGATATTCCTGGTCCATCAGCGACTGGTCGTTGTCCTTTTCCGCCGCGAGATGCCAGCGGTACCAGGCGATCTGCTGCAACGAGATTTCGAAATGATAGAGCTCCCGCACCTCGCGCACCCGCTTGCGTTCAAGCGCGGTCAGTGCCGACTTGATGCCGTCCGGCATATAGTTTTCGAAGAACGGGTGTGCGACGGGCAACTGGTTGCGCTCGTCGCGCCACCAGCCGACAAATATCGTCATTTTTGTCGGGTCTTCTTTTGACTGTTCCCACATATCCCAAAAGTGCCCGAATCCGTTGGCGGTGGATTCGTAGATCTGAAGACGATGCGGATAGAGCGAGGAAGTCTGGGATCTAAACTCCGCGAGGTCGTCACCGTTGCCGTAAAAGGCGCATTCGGTGGCGTGAACGAAATTTGCCGCGCCACCGCGGCCAAGACCGCCTTTGCGAACTTCCGATGTTCCGGCGATGAGATAGCGGAACTTGCTGGCGTTCTTGAGAATGAGAAGGTTTCGGTTGTGGCGAACGTAGTTGATCCGGTATTTTACCGGG